TAATATGATAAATACACATAGAAGTCAAGGAAAAAGATATGCCAAGATTAAGTTTATGGAATCCTCGTAAGGGAAATGATTATAAGTTTATAGATAAAGCAGTTAAGGCCCACTTTGAACATGGTGGTACTTCATTGCTTGTCCATAAATATTTGGGATCACAAGATACAACTGATCCAAACTATGATCCTACTAAGCCAGCAATACAAGACTTGTTATTCATGGAGAATCGTGATAGAAAATATGACGATAACATCTATGACTTACGTGGTGTTTATACAGTTACAGACCAAGATATGGACTTGTCTCAGTTTGGTATGTTCTTAGGGAACGACCAAATTATCTTTACGCTACATCTAAATGATATGGTAGAAAAGATGGGAAGAAAGTTAATGACTGGTGATGTGATTGAATTACCTCATATGAGGGACGACTTATTACTTGACGAGGATGCTCCTGCTGTAAATCAGTATTGGGTGGTACAAGATGCATCAAAGGCCGCTGAAGGTTTTGATCCAGGTTGGTGGCCACACATTTGGCGTGTTCGTTGTAAACAATTACAAGACACACAAGAGTATGCTGATATTCTTGGAACAGGTGAAGAAGCAGATGATTTAAAAAACATCTTGTCTACTTACAATAAAGAACTTCAAATCAATGATGCAATCGTTGAAGAGGCTCAAGAAAATGTTCCAGGAAGATATTGGGATTATAGAACAAATAATTTACAATATGCAGAAGAAGGTCAACATCCTAAAGATATAGACATGGCGACAGTTGCCAGTGGTACACAATTTCCAAATGAACCAGCAGAAAACACATACTTCTTACGTACTGATTACAAACCTGCAAGACTATTTCAATACAGAGATGATAAATGGTACAAAATTGAAGACAGTGATGGTGAATGGGAAGTTGGACATCACTTGCATCATCAATTTATTAATAATGATGGTGTCGTTAAACTTGAAGATGGTACAACAATCACTGGCAAGGTAAACTTATCTAAAGCAGTGAAACCAAAGGTAGATTAATATGGCGCAGGTAAAACAATCTCATTTTTACGATGAACAAATCAGAAGATACATTTTACAATTCATAAGATTGTTTAGTGGGTTCAGTGTAAAAACAGGAAAGAAAATGAAAGACGGTACAACTGATTATTATATTCGTGTACCAGCAAGATACGGTGATATATCAAGAATAGCCGCTACTATTATGAAAGGTAATTCTGAAAACATCGTAAATTCTGCACCGTTTATTGGTTGTTGGATACAAAGTTTACAACCAGATAGGTCTAGAGTACAAGAACCGTTCTTTAATGATGCTGTAGCAGTTACAGAAAGAAAATTTGATGAAACTACACAAAAGTATGTTGATGAACCAGGCAATAGATTTAACGTAAGAAGACTTATGCCTGTTCCTTATCTACTAAACATGCAAGTAGATGTTTGGACATCAAATACTGACCAGAAGTTACAACTATTAGAACAGATTTTAGTTTTATTTAATCCAGCATTAGAGATACAGCATAATGATAACCCTGTTGATTGGACTACAATTACTACTGTAGAACTTACTGACATTCAGTGGTCAAGTAGAGGTATTCCTGCAGGCATTGAAGACCAAATCGATATTGCTACTATGTTCTTTCAAATACCTATTTGGATTAATCCTCCTGCACAAGTTACAAGACAAAACGTAATTAGAAACATTATACACAACATATATAACTATACTGACTTAGACACACTAGATTATGATCCTGATGCTTTTGAATTCTTTAGTGACTTACAGAAGCAATCAAGTGTAATTGTTACACCTGAAAACTTTTCATTAAAAATTATAGAAGACAACGGAAACTATATGTGTCAGCCATTAAGAAATGGAAACTATGAAGACGGTATAAAATGGGAAGACGTATTAAAATATTATGGAAATTTAGATGATGGCATATCAAGACTTAGACTTAAATATCATGGTAGACTTGAAGACCTTAATGCAGACGTTATAGGTACATTAAGTTCTACTACTAATCCTGAGTTCCTATCATTCACTGTAGACAAAGATACATTGCCTACAAACACTGTAACCGCAGTAGACAGAGTGATAGATGCCGATAAGGCAAAACCAGGCTTCAACGGTATTCCACAACCAGCAGTAGGTCAAAGATATCTTTCTCTTACTTCTGCTACTTCTAGCAGTGTATGGGGTCTAGATATTGATATGAATGATATCATTGAATACAACGGTACAGCATGGGTTAAATCATTTGATGCAAGTTCTTATGACTTACGTGCTTATGTAACTAATACATTCACAGGACAACAATTTAAATTTGAAAATGGTGAATGGTCAGATACGTTCCAAGGAATATACGATGCAGGCTATTGGAGACTAGAACTCATACAGTAAGAAAGTTTGAGAAATGATTAAAGCCGCAGGCGCATGTATAATTGCTAAAGACACAAAAAGAATAATACTTCAACAAAGAGATAAATTTGGTTCTCACCCTAGAAATTGGGGATTTTGGGGAGGCAAAGTTGAGGATAATGAAAATATTTCTCAAGCATTATTAAGAGAAGTCTGTGAAGAACTAAATCTTAACATCAAAAAAGATGTAATTAAGATTTATCCATTAGACCAATATCATTCCAGAAACAAAGATTTTAGTTATTATTCATTTGTTATCGTAGTTAAAAATGAATTCATTCCTAAACTAAACCACGAAAGTGGTGGGTATGCTTGGATAGAGCATGAATACTTTCCAAAGCCATTACACCCAGGCACTAGAAGAACTCTTTTCAAAAAGAATAAATTAAAAGTGATTAGAGAGATTATATCGTCATTATAATTAGTCTCCAAAAATAGTAAATACATGTAGGGAGACACGTGTGGATATTATAGACTTCAAAAAACAAAAATTTATACGTGACTGTATTGAGTTTCTAAAAACAAAAGAAATGTCAGAAGAACTCAAAAAGGTCATTAATACCGCCACACCTGGATACTTAGAATACCTTAAAAAAGGTGAAACTAGTGATACAGTAAAAGTTATAGAAACTGCTATCACTAAAGTAAGACAATTATCTCAAAAAGAAATAACATCAAACAGACAAAAGATTAACATAATAGCATTAAGTGTATTAGAAGGTCTATCAACTGATGATACAAGATTTCAAATAAAAGAAGTTACTGATAGATATAGAGAATCTATAAATCCTGTAAAAGCATTATACTATGACTTACAAGAAATTATGTTTTTATATGATGGTAAGCCAAAAAATAAACATCACAAATTTTTGATAGAAAAGTTTTCTAAAAAAGAAGCATTTGATGATATAATCAATGCTGTAAATAGAGACTTAGAAGATTTAAGAGAATGTAAAACACGTATAGATAATCTAAAAAAAGAACTAGGCTTTTCTAATAGAAGTGAATACCACAAAAAAGTTTTAGATTTATATACAGAAATGAAACAATGGAAAAGATTGTTTAGTAAATTCCCAGAATGGGTCAATGACAATTACACACAAGAAAGTTCTAGTGGACTTATTCAAACATTAAAGAAATTCTTCACATAAAAAAGGGCGCCATAAAGACGCCCTTCTCTTTTAATTTTAGATAGGATTATTTGCCAACTTTGACTTCTACCATGCCTTCGCCTTCTTCGATTTTATCTTTGATTGCGATACCGACATATGCTGTCATTTTTGGATCATGGTCTTCTTTCCATGCTGTAGCGTGGCCACAAGTATCAGAAGCAACCATAATGTCACCTTTTGAAACTTTACCTACTACTTTAACTGGAACACGACCTTGTAGTGCGATTGCTGGGTGAGTTGCGTTATCACCTGCACCTTCGTTCATTAAATACGCTGGTTTCATTGAAACAACACCTGCTAGTTTGTCAATACCATGACCTTCTGCACATGTTACTTCTTTTTCACCACCAAACATCATTACTGTACCTTCTTCGTACTCTGCATCTGCTTCGTAACGTTCTGCAAGGTCGGCATATTCTGCCGTTGTTGCTTTACCAAAGAATGTACCTGCGTTAGTAACATCGTTACCGCCCATGTTTAGGTCGCCTGACATTGTATCACCTGCTTTTGCAACTTTACCTGCTAGGTTAGTTGTCATTGTGCCGGCGAAATCTGCGTCATCACCTAATGCCGCCGCTAGTTCATTTAGTGTGTCTAGAGCGCCTGGGGCACCGTCGATAACTGCTTGTGTGCCTGTTGTAATCAATGCATTAATTGTTGACTGTGCTGATGATGATAATGTTAAAGAACCGTTGATTTCTGTTGCACCATCTAGCTGTGCTTTACCATCAACTTCAATAGCGTTATTGAATTTTACTTTACCATTAAAACTCTTAGAGTTACCAGTTGTACCACCATCACCTTTATCTTGTGATGCAAGAATAGATACGTTACGCTCTAAGTCAGCAATACGTCTTAAGTTTGATTTTGTACCAGTGAAGATGATATCATCACTAGTCATGTCTACTGTACCTGTAATCTCTACGATATTACCGGATGAGTCATATTTGTATTTTTTACCACGGTCAATACTTGTATTCGTAGAACCGTTATGTCTAAATTTTCTTCCCATTAGTGTCTCCTTAATTCGAAAGGCCTTTAGATGACCTTATGTTCATATTGAACTGTAGGGGATTACTCCCCTACATTTGTTAAGTTAAAATTACTTGTAGATAACTGCTTCGATTTCGTCATCCTCTAGTATTAGGTCAGCTATGAATGTAACAGCACCTGTTGATGAGTTAACTGTATATTCATCTTGTCTTAGTAGCTGTCTGTTTAAGAACAGCATAAACATCGCCGCCCCAGCCGCATTAAAGCCTAGCGTTGCCGCTGATAGCGTTATTGCCGCGCCTGAGTTGTTTGATTCATCTGATGCTGAAACAACATACTCTGATGCATGTGACTGTGACATTAGACCTTTAATTGTGTTTTCTGCTGATGTTGACAGTGTTAGACCTGAACCTAAGATTAGGTTATTATTAATTGTAACTTCATTGTTGATTGTTACATCTAAGTCAATATCTAGTGTTGTGTTTGATACATCAATATCGAACACTGTTGTAGATGATGTGTTATTAACTGTGAAGTTGTTATTAATTGTTGTCGCATTGTTAACTGTGAACGCCATATCAACATCGAATGTAGCATTTGTAACATCAATATCAACCATTGTTGTTGATGAAGTGTTATTAATTGTTAGATTGTTGTTGAATGTTGACGCATTATTTACAGTTAGATCCATATCAATATCATATGTATTAGCAGTTACATCAATGTCAACTTTTGTTACACTTGATGAATTGTTAATAGTTAGATTGTTATTGAATGTTGATGCGTTGTTAACTGTCATATCTAGGTCGATTGCTAGAGATGTGTTAGAAACGTCAATGTCAAACAATGCTGTGCTTGATGTGTTATTAACAGTGAAATCATTGTTAAATGTTGCCGAGTTATTTACAGTTAGGTCTAAGTCAATATCTAGACTTGTATTTGAAACATCAATATCAAATAAATTTGTGTTTGATGTATTCTTAACTGTAAAGTCGTTTGCAACGTTAACTGTGTTGTTAAATGTTGCATCTAAATCAATATCCAATGTTGTGTTTGTAACATCGATATCAAACATGTTTGAGTTTAATGAGTTTTTAACAGTAAAGTCATTAGCAACTACCATTGAATTGTTGAATGTAGCATCTAGGTCAACTGTTAAATTTGTATTTGCAACATCTACATCAAATAAACTTGTGTTTGATGAGTTTGTAATTGCAAAGTCATTCTTGAATGTTGCAGAATTGTTTACAGTCATATCTAAGTCAACTTCAAACGTTGTGTTTGCTACATCGATTGCAAATACATTGTTTGATGATGAATTTGAGATATTGAATGTGTTGTCACCTTCAAATGTTACATCATTAGCAACGTTCATTGTGTTGTTGATGATTGTTGGACCAGCAATAGTTGTCGCACCTGTTGATGCAACGATTTCAAATACGTTTGATGTACCGTTTGAAACATCAATATCAACAGAAACTTCCATGCCTGTTGCGTTAACTTCAAATGTGCCTGTTTTCAGAGTTGTCATTGAACCTGAACCTAGGCGTGAGTCAACACGACCGTCTGTAAAGTATAATGTTGTTGAACCTTCTGCAAGGTTGTCTGTTGTATGATTTGAAAGTGTTGAAACTGTACCTGTTACATCACCTGTTACATCACCTGTTACATTACCAGTAACATTACCTATTAAGTTACCAATAAAATCACCTGATGAGTAGATATCTTCTGCACCTACTGACCATCTGTCATTTGATTCGTCCCATAAGAACTGAACGTTTAGGTCATCACCTCTTTCAACTTCGATACCTGCTGATGCAGAAGCGTTGCCTGTTGCATCTGAGTTTAGAAGTAGAATGTTATCAGCTAAATTAATTTGTGATGTATTAATTGTTGTTGTTGTGCCTGAAACTGTTAAGTTACCACCGATAGTTGCATTACCTGATGTAGTTAATGTTGTACCTGAGATAGCATTTGTACCACCAGACATTGCTGATGCCGCCGCTGTATCAACATAGTTTTTGTTAGCCGCGTCTGTTCCTGATACCGGTGTAGCAACTTCTTTTAGTAGGTTTGAATTCATATCAATGTGGTCACCAACTTGAATATCACCTGATGATGTGTTAATTTCACCATCGATTGCGATACCATTAGCTGATGTGATTTGAAGTACACCTGTTCCTGATGTTGCAACTTTTAAGTTTTGGTCTTGTGTTGTTGAAATTTGAATTGTTCCAGAGTCATCGTCAATAACTTTTTTACCATTCACGTAAAGTGATCCTGGACCTACGTAGATATCACGCCACATCATTGTAGATGAACCTAAGTCGTAAGTTATGTTAGCCGCTGGAATAATGTGACCTGTCATATCTAGGTCGCCAGTAACTGCCGCGCCACCCGAAAGTGTCACTGCATTAGTAACTGCTAGTGTTCCGCCTACTGTAACGTTAGATGAGAACGTACCTGTTGTTGAAGAGGACGCCGCACCTTCACGTGCAAGAGGGTAACCACCAGTTGTCGAACCATCGTGTACTACAAGTGTTTTCTTGTCTGTATCGACTGTAACTTCACCAAGTAGGCCAGTAAATGATGAATGTTGTGTCGTTGTACCACGACGGAATTGGATTGCATATGCCGCCATTGTATTTTCTCCCGTCTATAAAAAAATCGATTTCATTTATAAACTATGCTGTATCTGTAACAGCATAATCTAGTGTTATTTATCGGATTTCCTTGTTTAGAGTATGTTTGTATTTAATTTTTTAGATAATTGCAACTTCGATTATTTTAGCACCATCTGACATATCTTGTGTCAAAGACTTCGCAAAAACTGAACGTCCCATGTCTACTCCAGCAACACTTTTTGCGTGTCCGGGAGTATCAGAAGTAACTAATAAGTCGCCTTTTTCTACTGGTCCAATAACTTTACACGGTACCCTACCACGTAAAGCTAGATATGGATGTGTTTTATCATCACCAGCTGATGAATTTAGTTTTAACCCTGGATCTGTAGATATAACACCCGCCACTCTGTAATCGGATGGTGTATCTGTAGTTGTTATCTCTTTATCTCCGCCAAATATAACTACTGTTCCTGGTTCATATTCTGTGTCTGCTTCATATCTTTCAGCCAAGTCAGCATATGTAGCCTCTACAGTATGACCATATATTGTTTTCCATTGATAGTTTGGAGCACCTATGTCATATGTATTGTCTTGTGAAGGAAACATACCTCCTGTTTGATTAGCAAGATATGTTTTTACTTTATCGTCTGTGTAATACTGATTATTACTACCTTCATTTAAATTATCAGTAGTTGCATCAATGATATTACCTGTAATTTTTACATCACCATTATGACCAATATTGAAAATCGCATTTGCTTGATTTACTGTTTGTGTATCTGGATTTTTCTTTGCATAAAATCCAAAATATGAGTTTGATAGTACATTATTAGGATCAACAAAGAAGTTCATATTTGTGACCGCATTAAAAGCCATACCTCTATTTCCGTCACTTGCTAAATCGTAATTTACTTTAATGTAGTTAGGATTTTCACTAGTATAAATCTTAAAATTGTCTGCATCTAAATCACCGCCTAAAGCAGGAGTTGTATCATCAACTACGTCTGTAAGATAACCTGCGTCATTCAAGAATGAACCAACATTAGTTGGCAAACTAGTACCGGTAGATCCGCCAGTTGAACCTGAAATAACATTTGTGTCTGTTAAAAGACCAAAATCTGTTGGAGCATCATAACTGATAACACCAGTTGCGTCATCATAACCAATTTCATTTCCTTCAACACTAATAGCCTGTCTTGCATCTGTGTCTGTATAATATTGGTCTGTGAACGAAATTACACCAGTTGCTGGATCATATGTAAGACTTGAACCTGTAGCTACTGATATAGAATTTCTTGCACGGTCCTCTGTAAAATATTGATTAGTAGTTCCTTCTGATAAATTATCAGTTGTGGCTGTTAGTATGTCACCTGTAATTGTAACATCTGTAAATGTTGCTTGTGATGGTGTAGTTGAACCAATAACTGTTGCATCTATATTACCACCATTGATATCTACAGTTCCATCACCTGATACATCTATAATCTTGATACCATTCTCTGAGTCAACATCGCCTACTAAAGCACCCGTCAATATAATGTCAGTACCTGATATTGCTCCAGTTGATAAGTCACCACCAAAGGTAGACCAATTACTTGATGTTTCTACCCAACCAAATTTTTGATTAGTATCATCACCTCTGTTTATTTCAATACCAACATCTTCTGATGCAGGTCCTGTATGGTCTCCATTTAATAACATAAATGGATCTGCAACTGAAACTGTTTCTGAATTAACCGTAGTTGTTGAACCTTGTACTACAAGGTTACCTGCGATTTCGACTGTACCACTTCTTGTTTCTAAAATAGCGTTATCTGTTGGACCACTATCAAGGAATACTTTTGAACCTTTTAAAAATAGTCTATCACCAAATTTGATTTGTTCTGCCATTTATGCCTCCAATGCTCTCTTTGTATCATATGCATTTTGCAGACGAGATGTTAATACTGCAAAGGTATCAATATATGAAAAATGTAATGGTGATTCTGCTATTGCGAATGAATCTATATCTATTAATTTTATTTTCCTATCTTTTGTTATAACAAAATTAAGAAGATGTACATCTTCGTGTACCCAATATTGTCCTGCAGGTAAAGTGTTAGACTTCCATAAAGTCTTAGAAAATTCTACACAATCTATTTGAATTTGAAGAAAGACTTTTAGTATATCCTCAAGAATATCTTCCTGAATATTATTCTTGAAGTTAGGATTATCTGGATGAAGATATCTATCAACTGTAGAATAGATGTCTAAATATTCCATAGAGTATTCAAAAGAATCTTTAATTTCAAGAATTTTTACATAATAGTCTTTTCTTCTAATAAAATTATAAAATCTCTTGTGATAGTCTGGATAAAGTTGTGAACCATACATTTTTTTGGTGCAAATACCATCTTTTAAAAAAATATCTGCGTACCCACTTGAATGTAATTTTACTGCATCTGCCATCATCATGTTTCTCTCTCAAAGATTGATTTGTTATTAGTATTTATCAGTTTAGGAGAAACGGGCAAATAAAAAAACCCGGGATTGCTCCCGGGTTTTAATGTGTCTAAAGTATAATCTTAAGATTATACGAAAGCTAGATTGCTAACTGCGATTTTAGATACGTAGTCAGCCGCGTTACCTAGAGATGACGCTGTGTTTGTTAGTTCAACATAACCATAACGTGTCATGAATGAAACTACTGGCTCAAAAGAAGCCGGATCAACAACAACACCTGAAGACATTAGCGGAACGTACGGACAATAGAATGCCGCCGCATCGATTTCGCCTGCACCTTTGTAACCAAGTAATACGTCATCGTTTGCCGCATATGTGTTTACATATACACGCATTGTACCGTTTAGTGTACCTACGAATTTTGTATTTGTTGGTGCTTCAAAAGTACCTTCAGTTGTTCTAGCGAATGCTGATGTTGTAGCAGACTGTAGAACAGTTAATGCTGATGGTGAAAGCACAGCCCAGTTTGCCGCGCCTCTACGAGTACGCTGTGCTACTAGGTTAGCTTGTTGGTTGATTAATGTCGCAAGAACGGCATGTCTGTCACCGATGAATGTTGGTTGACCAGTGAAAGTTGCGTTCATGTCATATGTACCACCTGTTGTTGCAAGTGCAGATAGTGAGCCTAAGATTTCTTGGTCGATTTCAGCAGTGATTTCCATTGCTAGAGCCGCCATGATTTCAGCTTCGATATCTAAACCGTGCATTGAGTTTGCGTCCTGTGCCGCTTCAAATGTCCAACGTGCAGATAGCTTTCTTGTTTTAGCTTCTACAGTCTGTTTTAGGACTTGAATTGACATTTTAGAACCTGGCTCACCTTCTAGTGATGCAGTTGCCGCCGGAGCCGCTGATGCGTCACCTGAGTATGCGTTAGCAATTTCAAATGGTGATAATGCTTCGTCACCAGCTGATACGCCAGCTTTTGCTTCTGCGTAACGTACTCTTAGAGTGTGAATTTGGCCTACTGGACCTGTCATTGGTTGTACACCGATGATTTCGTTTGCGATTACTGTTGGCATTACACGACGGATAACTGGTAGGATCACTTTGTTTAGTGTTGCGATGTTACCAGCCTGTGTTGCACCAGCAGTTGCACTTTCGTTAAGTGCTACTTTAGTGTTTTCTAAAACTGCGTTCATTGTGTCACGCTTTGTGCCTTCTAGGCCTTCTAATAAAGCGTCACGTGTTGAATCCCAGTTATTTCCTTCGAAAAGATTTTCCATCTTTTTATCTCCTGATAATTATCCTGGTTTATTTCAATCCAGCTAATTTCTTAAGCTGAATAATTTCGGCATCGCTACCTGACGACTGTGATTCTTCCGTTACTACCTCACGGTCACCAGTATGTTCAGTCACTTTGCCTTCGGTTAATGTTTGTGTTTCTTCTTTAGTTGAAACGTTTTTCTCATCTAATACTGCCGGTAGATACTTCTTGAAAGCAGATTTTAGATTTGAAGTTTTTACTGATTCTAGAAGTTCTGACATAACTTCACGCTTTTCTTTGCCTAACGGTGCTAGTAGACCTGACATAACCTCTTTACGGTTCATCTTGTCTTCTAGAATACGTTGTGCCTTCTTAGCGCCTTCAATGTCAGCTTCTTTGTCAGCGATTACTTTTTCAAGTTCTTCAACCTTAGTAGCTGATTCGTCTAGTTTCTTATTCATTTTAGCAACTTCTGTGCCTTCATTTAAATGTGAAGTCATGAATTCGCCTGAGAACGCTTCAAATACCTTACGACCAAATTCGTTTTCTTTAGCCGCTTGAATATCTTCTTTTAACGCTTTCATTTCTGAACGTAGAGAATTTTTAATTGTGTTCTCTACTAATTCCGCTGAACGTTTGATAAAGTTCTCTTTAGTTTTACCTAGGATCTCTTTACCTTCTGCTACTAAACGTACCTTAGTGTTAACTAATTCACGTTTATCATTATGGAACTCAGCTAGTTCACGTGATAGTTGCTTGACAACGAATTTCTTAGTTTGTTCAAGATTTTCGTTAACTTTTGCTCTATCATTTCTAAGTTCCTTAACTTCGGTCGCCAAACGAGAAGTAATGAATTTTTCAAGGAGTTTTGCATGTTCAGAAATTGCTTTCTTATATGCAACTCGTTCTGCGATAAGAGCCTCACGGTCTGTTTTGAACTCTTCCATTTCAGTTTTAATTGAATTGTTTAGCATGTTGTCCATTGCTTCAACAATAACTGATTTGTCGTGTTCAAACTTCTGTGCGAACTCCTCACGCAACTCGGCTGTAATCTCCTCTCTTGCTTCGTCTAATTTTTTATCTAGAGCCTCTTTAATTTGTGCGCCAGCCTCTTCGGATAGTACACCAGTCTCTAGAAGATTTGCAAGGATTTCTGTTGCCATTGTTGCTTCTCCTGTTAAAGTTTAAGTTCTTTAATAAACTTAATTATTTGTTCTGACAAGTACTTTTGAGCGACCTTGTCTTGTTGTACATTTTGTGCTAGTTGCCAAGTTTGGTAACCACCACGCATGTTCATTAAACCTTCGTAGATTGCCTTAGGGTAGGCCTCGGGAGCACTTGGTTGTGCTACGATGTCTACAGTGACAATCTCAAAATTGCTTACCTCACCGCTTGGGTTAACTTCACCAGAACCACGAGATGAGACACCTAGTGTAGCGCCTGACTCGATTAGTGTTCTGATAATGTTGCCCATTGGAGTCGGTACAATTTTAAGTTTACCATAACCATTAGGTCCATCCATCCACATAGATTCAATAATATGCGAAACTCGGTCAACGTTTACTGTTAGTTCTGGCGGATGGTCACATTCACCTAATACAGGAAAACCTTGGTCGATTTTCTCTTGTACAGATTCAACTGCTTTCGCAATTTCTCTGACCGGATAAACACGTTGGTTAGCATTTTTAACGTTACCTTGAACGAAAATACCTTCCATAAACATGTTCTTTGCTCCGTCATCACCTTCAACGATACGAGACTTTACTCCCGCTTGTTTATGTGATAGCCTTTCTATAAGAACGGTCATTGGTTATCTCCAAAAGTATTTCTTAAGATGAAACTGACTTAGTGTTAGCCCCATCGTCACCTTCAGAAGCCTTTTCAGCCTTCATTGCAGGTGCTTTACTGTTTCCTGATACGTTTACATTACCTGTAGCCATATCTTTTGGTGCTTCACCTTTACCACCTGATGTGTTACCATCGTGTGTTTTTACTGGTGCCGCATTTGAATCGTCGCCTGGACGCTTTGGATTAGCATTCACTGGAGATGCACCTTCACCATTGTCGCCTGCTTTTGCAGTCTCTGGCTTAGTGTATTCGTCTAGTTTTGCTTCTTCTTCTGCATCGTCTTCTGATTCGTCTAAGTCAAGTTCTAGTTCATCTTCTGAACCTTCTTCTACTTTATCTTCTGTAGCTTCTTCTGATGATTCTTCTACTTCTGATGTTTCTTCGATTGCTGGTTCTACTGATTCCATTTCTTCCTCAGCCTCTTCATCGGCTTCGTCTTCCATGTCATCTTTTTCACCTGACATAATTTTTTCGAACTCTGCTTCTAGATCCGCTAGATTTGACTCTAGGTCATCTACACGATCCTCTAAATCTTCTGCCGGAGCTTCTGCGTCACCCATTTCTAGGTCGTCAACTGCTTCGTCTTCTGATTTTTCGTCTTCGTCATAGAATTCTTCATTCTCAATCTCTGCTTCGTCTGACTCAATTTCACTTGTTTCAGGCGCTTCGATTGATGCTTCCTCAACGGTTTCGTCCTCAGACTCGTCAATATCTTCCAAATCTTCTTCTACAACTTCGTCACTTTCGTTTAGAAGTTCTTCATGGATTCTACGGGCCTCAGCTACGATGAAGTCATGTAACATGGCTTCCGCCGCTTCACGCTCCTCGTTGATAGAAGTTCTAGTACGTTTTCTAGTGTACTTCTTGACATAATTAGTCTCCTTATCTAAAACGCCACAATTCGTGGCTAATAAGCCACAAAGTTATGAATGTGGCAATGTTGTAGAAACACTTCTTTTTTGTTTCACATGTATTTATAGAGGTTTTTGGGGTTTATTAAGGAAATGTAACAAAACGGCTATTTTTTAAGCCATTTCGGATCATAAGTTATTTAGAATGTTACTTATGTATTTTATATGCGTAGTTTAATGTAAGAAATTTGACGCTTTTTAGATGAAATATTATAGTTCAGGCTGTTCAGAACCCTTAGAAGCACCGTATTGTTGCTTTAGTTGAGACTTTTTCTCATCGTTTCTAAGTTTTCTGTATGCTCTAATCTTTCTCAAATCATTAAGGTGCGAAAGAGTTAGACGTTGCTTTCTAGTATCGTCTAATTCTATACTGTTGTGCTTATCTCTATCAGGAGAATAGTTTTCCTTAATATCTGAATATTTCATCTTAGAACTCCAATTTCTAACTATATGTATTTATACTTGTTCGTCAGAATCAGTGTCTTCGGCGTTTTCTGCACCACTAATTGGTGAACCTTCTTCTGTATCATCTACATCGGTTTCATCAAAGTCTGCGCCACCGCCTTCGAACTCGCCACCAGGAACACTTGCACCTACCGACTTAAGACCGTCTTGGCCTTCAGGATCACCAGTGCCTTTTTCTTCTGCCCATAGTTTTTCGTTTTCCATGATTTCTTCATCAGATAGTCCCAAGAAACGTTTCATTGCAAAACGTTTACTTACGTACTCTGCACCTTCGATTGCAGTGAATACGTTCATCATTACTTGGTCAACTTCTGCTTGACGATACTTACCAAAGTTTTGTGGAGTATTGAACTTCAAATCAAATAAAGAACTTTCAATTACAACACCTCTGTGTTTCAAGAACATCTTGAATTCTCTATCTAAGTCTTCAACTACTAGTGCTTGTAATCTTTCACAGAATTTAGTAAATCTAAACTCTTGAATGAATGCAGTTCCTACACGACCATCATTGTAACCGTTACCATCACTATCTAAACTACCTAGATAACTTGGCGGTACTCTAAGACCACGCATTAACTTGTCGTTGAAATATCTTAAGTCATCAATCTGGCCTAAGTTTTCACCACCTGGTAGTGTCTCAACTTTAGAACCACGACCTTCAGCCGTTTGTGCAAAGAAATAATCTTCCATAATAGACAGTGGGTTGTATGCACTATCTGTGATGTTTTGACCACCGCCTGTTTTTGAAGGGATACGTCTTTGATGAATATCGTTTTTAATACGTTCTAAGTGGGCACGTGCTTTGTGTGTTGGCATATTACCAACATCAATGTAGAATACTCTACGCTCTGGTGCTCTTTGAACACGATAAATTAAGATTGCATCTTCAAGTAATTCTTTTTGTTTGTAAACTTTGAATACTGGTTCAAGAATTGAATTACCAAAAGGCCAAAAGCCATCGATACCTTCACTTAATGAAATATGAACAACATGTTTTGCATCAACTGGTGTTGATGTTTGTTCTGATACATATCTTGTTCCTCCTACAGAACCAGCCGCATATCCCTGAGTTGTATTTGCATTTACATTAGGACTAGATGGGAATCCAGCTGATGAGTGTAAGAGTTTATTTTCGTCTGCGGTAACGTTAAGACTTTGTAGATTGACATCCATATCTTTAATATAATATGCTTCAATCTTTTTACCTTTGCCTTCGTTGACAATAACTTTTTCAATTTTTGCAGGATCAACCCAGAACAATTTGAATGTTTCTGGATCACGAACAAAGATTTGGTCACCGTACTTGACAGAATTTCTAAAAAGTCTAAACATACGTTTGTGCATTTCATTCATGTTGCACCACTGTTTTAATGACTTTTGAATAATGTCGTTTTCTGTGTCACTTGCTTCTTCGTTATATTCTACATGAAATGGTAACTTAGTGTATTCATTCTTTAATGTAGAAAATTCTGCAATCGTGTCTAATGCAGTATTGACTTCTGAATCAAGATCCATCTGGTCATATTGTCCATATCGTTGTACACGATTTGGTTGACCTTGATAGACTTCTGGTAGCCAACTGCTATATCGTTTTGTGTCTGCATCTGCCGATACACCAGTGCCTGTAGATGCAGGCATTCTTTCTGGCATCCCGTCATATGTTTTAAAATATTTTTTCCAACTCATTTTTTAGTCCTTAACTATTATAGTATCACACCTGCGATACGTTGTCAACCCCATTATTGAGGATTCCTTAATGCATCAATTAAATCTTCTATCTTTCCTAGTAGTTTTGCTCTGTCTTCTGAATTTTCTTTATTCATATTAGCTGTCTTTTCATCACTTCTAAAAAATCTATCTTCATATTTGCCATCTAATTGTCCGATAGCTTCATAAAGTTTCTGTAATCTATCTGCCGCATCAGCGTTTTGAGAAACGTCTGTTTGTCTAATTGCCTCTATAGCGGCCGCAAATGCTTGTTGATTTTGGTCAAATGTATTATTAAAATCGTTGAATCCCAATAGTTTTGCTAAGTCACTTGCTTGTGAACTCATGTTACCTGGATTAGAAGTTGTTAATACAGACATTATCTCATCAAACATATTTTCGGCATCGTTATCAAACATTCTAAGATATTTTCTATCATCTAGTGTTTGTCTTCCGCTTTTCATTGCCTGGGCTTCTGCATCTTCTTGTAGTTCATCTGTTGCATCTGGTGTCCCAGCATTTTTAAAATTTTGTCCTATTCTTGTATCGTCAAGTCCTGTAATTTCTAACGCTTTATTAATAAGCATATCTGCGGTTCCTACAACTGCATCTGCGACATCTACAAGTGCCGTACCAATCGTTCTAGAAGCTATTTGTATGATACCTGCTTGTTCAACTGCTAATGTGGCAAGACCTGCAGTACTCATTCCTAATTTATCTAAGGAATCAATAGCATTGTCATTTGCTGTGTTTAATCCTTGTTGAACATTCTTGAATGTTTCCATTTGTGTATTCATCAACTTTTCAATAGTAACTGTGGCTTCACGAATAATTTCTGCTCTTTCAACTACTGCCGTATCAGCATCACCTAATACTTTTTCTTGTGATGTTTCTGCAATATCACCTAGGTTTGCATCTTGTATATTATCTGCCATTCTTGCCATCTCAGATACTATTTTTGCAAGTTGTGGGTTTTGCTGAATAATTGCTTTATCAGCCTCTGTAGCGCCTGCTATAATTCTTTCAAATTCTGGACCTAAAGAAGCCATAGCATCTTGTATTTGTTCGGCACTTGCACCAGACTCGATTAAACTACCTATTTGATCCACCATTGGAACAAGTTCAGAACCAATACCTGTACTCATTAAGTCTTGGAATACGTCTTCACGTAAGAAAGAACCAGAGTCACCTGCTGATATTCTTTTTAATATTGCTTCACCTATAACGCTGTCTTGACCTAAACCAATTTGTGCTATACCCATTTGTGCTTGGGCTCTTTGATCCGGATCCATCAATGCCAATAGTGCATTAACATCATCTCTCTGCAATCTTTGAGCAATCATCTGAGCCGCTTCTTCTAGTGATACTTTTAATACGTTAGATGTAGCTTGTACACCTTCCATAAAGTTATCCATACCGTCACGCATTTGTTGGTCGTTTAGTTTACCCAACATGTTTGCATTTTGTAATGACTCTAGGTAGACACCTGACATGTTTGCAACTTGGGCAAAATCCATACCAAATCTACGCATCATATCTGCACCTGCTTCATATTCAGTTGCTGGTCTTGCCATAGAATCTGCAAACTCTAATGATGCTTGAACACCACGTTGTCCTACAGCAAACGCAAACTTCTGTGTAAATTCAGCCGCTTGTCCAAATGTAAATCCTGTTTTATTAATCATGTCAGCCATGTTTAACATGCCTGCTTGTACAGTATCAAATCCTGCCATTAAACCCGATTGTCTAATTTCGTTAGCTAGATTAAATCTGTCTTCAAAACCTTGCTGTACAAATGCATTTATACCTTCAGCCGCAACACCAATTTGTCCAAGTTTCAACATAGCGTCACCAAACGAATTAATTATACCTGGTTTTTCTGGATCAATGCCTCTTGCTTGTGCATGTTTGATTGCCGCCTCTTGTTTAGCTGTAGTTTTGGCAACTTCTTCTGACATGCCAAGTCCTATATTTTGTTTTGTAAGAGTTTCTACCAATTTTTGATGTTGTAATTCTTGTCTTCTTAGTTGTAAATCGTCATTTCTTAAACTATCTTGAAGATAACTTTTAATACTGTTAAAAAGGCCTGTTTGTTTATTAATTGATGCTTGTTCTTGTGCATTACCTTTTACGACTGCTTCTTTTAATTCTTCTGTGGCTTTTTTGTTTTTGGCTTGTTCGCCCATAGTTTGACGCAATACAGCTAAAGTGTTTGCATCGCCTTTGGCAAGATTATCTATCTGTTTAGATACATTGCTAGTAAGGGCGTTCTCTTTTGATAGAATATTCTTTATTTGTTGTAGGGTAGCTTCCGTAGACCATTGCGGTATCGACGGATCTATACCTTCTATATAAACATTTCCTTCAGCCATTTATTTTCTCTCTTGACAAGTTAAACTTCGTAGTTTATAATATGTCTAAATATACGTATATAACCACTTAGTTTATAATATAAGTGTATTTATCAAATCAAGGAATTAATAATGGAAGAAAATCCGCTACTAAAATATTTTAGAAAGCCGGCAATTTATGTTAGTTTACCTACAAAAGGTAACTTTAATCCTGAAATTGAACAAACCATCATTGATGAGGTGGGTGTTTTACCTATGACTGCTATTGATGAGATAGCTTTACGTAACCCTGATGCTTTACTTAATGGTGAAGCAATGATTGGTGTTATGAAAAGTTGTTGTCCTTCAATACCTGATCCTAGAAACTTGTGCAACGTAGATGCTGAGGCGTTATTTTTAGCAATTCAGTACGCTACTTACGGCAAAGAAGTAACACACACTCATAGATGTTCTAAATGTAAAAAAACTGCTGATTTCAATATAGATATCAACTATCTATTAAATCAGTTTCCAAACATTGAGAAGATAGAGCCAATAATTTATGAAGATTTAGAAATTCATGTAAGACCACCAAGTTTAGAAAGTGTAACACGGGTTGCCCTTATCAGATTAGAAGAACAGCGAATTCTTAAGAATATTAAGACTGAGGCTACTGATGATACTGATGAGGTTGAACTTGCAAAACGATTCTATTCAAGTTTCAAACGTGTTGCTACTCACAATGTAGACTTGCTATCTGAAACTATCTCAAAGATAGTTACACCAGAAGGTGAAATTTCTGATAAAAAACAAATTGTTGAATTTTTAGCAAATATTCCTGCAAACATTGTTGATAAAATCAACAAAGCAGTAGAAGGTATAACTAAAAAGCCAGACTCTGTCAATAAATTTGAATTCGTTTGTCCAGAAGAAGATTGCGGTAACAAAGAGACAGTAAATTTAGAGTTGAACCCTGTAAATTTTTCCAAAGCTGGTTAGCAACCGCCAGCCAGAAAGAAATTATAGAAAAACAAAAAAACTTTGAAAAAAGTCTTGACAACTTGCATAAGAATCTGTTACAATTATCGTGGTATATGAGAGGTGGGGTTTCTATATCAGAACTTCACAATATGCCAGTGACTCATATCAAGCATCTTAACGAAATAGTTGAGAAAAACTTTGAAATGAGTAAAAAGGCAGGAATGCCAATATTATAACTAATACGACTAATACAATCTAATATCTAACTCGGCGAAAAAGGAAAAGAGAATGACTAATATCTCAGCATACATAGTGGAATCGTTTGTCGGG